TCCGACAGTAAAAGGCCTGGCAAATTATTTAGAAGCATCAGAAAGAACAGTAAAAAGGCATATTCAAGAAAGCAAAATATTTGCAATAAACAATAACGGAGAGGTAATCCGGAAAGCGGACAAAGTCGAATAATTGTACTTGTCCAATTTGGACAAAGTCGAATGTTTGTCCATGCCGCCGTTTTCTGACAATTTGGACAAAGTCGAGTAATTATCGAGGTTGTCAATAAATTTTGCTATATATATACGCGTGCGCGATGTATACATTTATTGTAATGACTATCAACCTGTAGTCTTATACCCTGTATAACAAAACTTTGTCCGCTTGAGGTTGCGGAAAAGTTTTTTAGGGACAGTATGGGAAAGCGCGCGAAAGAAAAAGGAGCGAATGAAAATGAAAAATGAAAATAAATATTGGGAAAACGAAGAAGGCGAAGTTATAAAGTTTGGTAATAGCTTCATGCGCTATTATGAAAAAGCAGGGAAGTTACAATTTGGCTTCGTGAAGATGAATGGCGATCTTATCGTTAAAAATGCTATTGATCGTTCAGAGTTATCAAAAAGTAAAGAAGGGTTGCCATATTTACGGGAGGTTTTAGAAGAATGGCAAGAGTGGGCAGATGAAAATGATGATTGAGTTTTTTATTCCGATGAAATTGCCAACAGTTACGCATCAGCAGAAAAAGGTCCATGTTGTAAACGGTAAGCCACACTACTATGAACCTGACGCACTTAAAGATGCCAGGCAGAAGTTTAGTGCGCACCTGGGAGCTTATGTACCTGAAAAGAAGCTGACCGGTCCGATAAGGCTTTTGACTAAATGGTGCTATACAGCTATAGGGAAACATAAGAACGGCGAATATAAAATTACAAAGCCGGACACTGATAATATGATCAAGCTGCTTAAGGATGTAATGACTGGGCTCGGCTATTGGACAGACGATGCACAGGTAGCAAGTGAGATTACAGAAAAGTTTTGGTCAGAGCAGCCAGGGCTTTATGTACGAATTGAGCAATTGGAGTAAAGGAGCGTGATTAGAATGGCACATAAGTGTAAGGGCTGCGTGTGGAGCCGTCAAGTAAGCGAGAATAAAGTTTACTGCCGCAGGGTAAATTGTGTAAAAGAAAATCGATTCCGGAGCGTGATCGGGATGTTAGGGCAGGTGCAGCATGGCCATCAGCTGAGTGAAGCTGAAAGTGCTGCGATAGACGTTGCTGCAGATGTTTTACGGACAGAGGGGTGATGCGATGCCTATGACGGATGAAATAAAGCAAAGGTTAAAAAGTGCATGGGTCTGGCAAAAGCAGCTTGAAGCAGATTTACAAATGCTGCAGGATCTAAAAGATTTGGCAGAGAAAATTACGCCAGTCTACAGCTTGGCGCCTGGGGGCGGTGGCAGTAACGACAAATTGGGCGGTACGGTTGCGAAGATGGCTGACGTGAAGATTACCATTCAAAACGATATTAAAATGCTTACAGAGGCATTGGCGGCGACGAAAGAGCTAATTAAAATGCTTGATGACGAGAAGCTGCAGCTGATATTATTCAAGAGATACTTGAATTACCAGCGTTGGGAGGTTATTGCTGCGGATTTGGGGTATAGCTGGCGTGGAATTCATAAATTACATTCTAAGGCACTGCAAGAATTAAAAGAGTGCATAGAAGTGCACATACTTGACGTGTTATAATGTATGTGTAGAAATTGACAAAAGCCGTTGATCTGGTTAAGGATCAGCGGCTTTTTATATTACTGGAGTAAAATGTCATTGAAAAAACTAAAAGAGTTAGATTAAAAGGAGAGACGTTGAGAGACCTCAATAACGCTTATATGAAAATGTTTGAATGCTTAGTTGATGGAGATAATATAATAATGTATAATTATATATGACTAATGGTATCACATAATCCATAAGAAAAAGGAATAATGACGAATATGTCTTATTTAGTGCAGTCATCCGAACAACTTAGGAAAAAAGCATCTGATACAGAAACAAAGGCATTATTGTATTTAATGAATTTCCGCGAAGATAGCGATGAAATTCATTATTTTGTTGTTGATTTTTTTAATGATTTAACGGGAATGGATCGATATTCATATAAACTGTGGGATTTACAATCTAAGGGGGCATCTAATTCTTCTCCTAAATCTGTGGGTAAAGAGTTAGTAACACTTTTTAAAAACTATTGTAGTGACATAAATTTCCATAGATATATTTTATTTTTGGGAGGGGTATCAAGTACTTTAAGGATTGATTCGGAAAAAAATATTTTTGACATAAACAATATAAACGACAAGGCGATTGTTAAGTTAAAAAAAGGATTGAAAGATGAGTGTATTGCTAAAAGTTATATAGATGAACTAATAGCGACAGATGATAAAATTAATGATTTCTTAGAAAAAGTATTATTTGTAATAGATAATAAAAAACCTAGTGATTATGTAAAAGCTATTATAAAAATTCATCCAGGGATAATGCCGGATGAAGATATATTAAATGCTATTTTCAATGAAATAAGGGATAAACAGGCAAGTAAAAAGAATTGTAGTAACGTAGAGGGTATTACAATTGAAACAACAGATCAAGCTTTAAATTATTTTAGACATTTAACAAGTGGGGAAATTAAATTATTCGTTCTAGGTAGAATCATAAACCGTAATCCTTTTGATAAAGGATGCCCCATTCCATTTATATCAATTTATAATCAATTTCCAGAAGAAAAGAGAGTAGAAGCACTAGAGGATTGTAAAATAGCCTTAGTAAGAGCGCTATTTAATAAAAATTGCACAGATAATTTTTGGAAGTTATTTGGTGAAGTATATAATATTATTGTTCAAAATCCTAATGATGGGATAGATGTAATATATCAAAAACTTGATAATGAAATTAAAACATCATGTCCTGACTTTGATGTTTTATCATTAAAATACTTTATTGCTACAGTCAAGGAGGGAATAAAGGTATGATTATTAGATGTATTGCTGTAGGCAATGATCAAGAAGCTTATGTCGAAAATTCATTGAAAGATAATATCAATATTATTTCTAGCGACGATAACAATAAAGGTAAGACAATAATTATTCAATCAATGATGTACTGTCTAGGTAATATACCAGTATTCCCATCTTTATTTGAGTACAAAAGATATTTTTACTATATAGAATTTGTACATAATAGCAATACGTATATTATTTGTAGAAAGGGTAATGCTTTTGTAATTTGTCATGAATGCAAAT